TACCATCCACCTGAGCCTTGAAACGCATGTGAATATAATTTAACGAATGGAAGATCTTCATTTTCAGGTGCAGGTAGAAAACGAATAACAGCATAACCGTTACCACTTTTGTCTACATCAAGTTTCCAGAGACGTTCATCTCCAGAAGCACCGTTGTTGTTCATCTTCTCGACTTCCTTAACTAACTTTGCAGTTAAAGAACCTAATTTAGATTGCTTTTTTAAATTAGCAAAAGACATTTGGATTACCTCGGATAATTTTAGATTTTGGTAGATTTACTTAGATATTATAACAGAGATTATTATTTGTCAATAGACAGTCTTAATGTTTGAACTGTTTTATAAACATTATCAAAAAACTTATTCATGTCCATATTTGGTGGGAAACCCATCAAAGCAATTGAGGTTTTTAAAGTATTTAAAAGTTCTTTAGCCTCAGGATCATCTGATAAAGATAATCTCGCATACATGATTTTTTGTTTCTCAAGTAATTCTGTCAATTTGTCAATGTGTGTCAACTTATCTTCACGAGTCATAGTAGGGAAACTCATTGTAGACGAATAGATTTCTTGTTGAAGTTGATTAATTTCTATCAACTCCTCACGAACCATCTCTGACTCAAAAAATTTACTCATTTACTGTTTCTCTTAAAACTTTTTTATATTGCAACACATTTATATTTATGAAAGGAGCATACTTCTTAATCTTCATACTGACGGTTTCCCACACAGGATCAGTGAGTTTCTTGTCAAATTGACTACAAAATCCAAACACTTTTTCAAGTATTACTACTGTTTCAAGATCAATATGTTCACCTAAGTATTGTTTTAGGATTGGAGGATGCCCATTTTCACAATCAAATAATTCATCAAGGCCATATTCTTCAAACAGTTGTGTAATTTGTTCTTTAAATATGTAACTCAAACTTTGTTGTTTGCGTGACCACTCTGAGTATGTTCTTTCACCAGAGTTAATTATCTCACCAATCCATAGACTTGATGGATTATTTGCAGTTACAAAATTTGACACAAGAAAATTAACTATGTCCTTATCAGGATATTTTCTTGATGTCTTCTCAAACCAATACTTATCTTTCCTTTTATTAAAAGCAGTTATCTTTGCTCTTGATCTTCCTCCATACTTAAAGTAATCATACCTTGGGCTGGAAAAATGATTTTTAATTGAAAGATATGTTTGGTAGGTTTCAAAGGGTGTCACTTTCATCATCATCCTCACTTTCTAATTCTTGTATTGCATCTACAGGGACTTCATTGTCCCCTATCATATACCAGTGTTGATCGACACCGATACTATCTGGTCTTACACCAAGATACTTGAGATCACTAAATGAGTGTTCTCGAAGCATTGCTTGTAGTCGATGATGGATTAATTCAGATTTAGATACTTGCATTACAAAGGTAGTCTAGCACGAGTTGTTTTTTTCATAAAGTTGAGACGAGTTGCATCCCACTTTAGTCTTTCCTTGAGTGATTTGGAAATGAGTTTCGTTACTGATTCTATCTCAAGATTGTTACTTTCGCAATAGTGGCAGATTGCATCAATATAATTGAATTGTTCTTCTGCAACTATCTTTTCAATTTCGATAGCAAACTTCTGAGGTGTCAGAAACTTCTTCTCAATGGCCTTCTCAAGTTCTTTATTGGGTTCCATAGAGCTCCAGTTTATCTTGAACAAACTTACTAATATATTCTCCGAGCAGTTTGATGTATTTTGCTTTGTCGTATTCTTCATAGACAACACATTCTCCGTTTTCACATGACATGATAATTACTAATTTTTTAATAGATATCCCCGTCAGTTCATAGAGCATACAACCATATGCCATTGCTTGGACAAAGTAATGTTCAATCCATTCTCTGGGTTTTGGTTTTGCTGATGTTTTAAAATCAATTATAGACAACTCTCCATTATACTCTGCGATACAGTCAACAGTTCCTGCTATACCAAGTTGTTTGCTATAGAGTGAACCTTCAAGTGAGTGTATATTATCAATGTTCTTCAATTTAGATTTAGAAATCTTAAATAGAAAATCAGAGATAGGTTTTGTCTCTGGCAAATTATCATTCTTCAGAAAATGTTCTGTAAGTGTATGATAGTCTGTACCGCGAGTCGTTGCAGCCTTTGTAATACGATCTGCTTTTTCGTCACCAACTTTTTTTCGCCAATTGACAAAGATTTCTTTGTTAAAATGACTTGTAACTGATGTAATTGAAACTAACTTAAGTAGTTCATCTTCATCAGGCACAGAGTAATAACGTACTCCGTCAATCGTTTCTCTCGATAGTTTTGGAAGATCCAATTCTACATGATTAAACATTACATACCCAACTGCATTTTTGCGACAAGATATTCTTTAACAAGTCCTGATCGAACTATGTCATCAATACCAAATTCGATGATGTCGAACGATGGCATTGTGCGAACTATCTTTAGGAAATCTACGATTCCGTTTTTTTCATTGGTCTTTTGTAAATCTGTTTGAGATGCGTCACCACAGAAACAGATTTTACTATTTTCACCAACTCTTGTTATTATACTATCTAATTCGTGAAAATTCAAGTTCTGAAATTCATCAACTATCACAATTGCATTATCCAATGTAGTTCCTCTCAGAAAAGATGTACTCCAAAAGCGAATTGTCTCTTGTGCTTTTAAGTTTCCATATAACATTTCAAAGTCTGCATCAGTTGGCATCTGAAACATATACTTCACCATATTCTTATATGGAATCTGGTAGATATCTGCCTTGTCTTCGTGGTCACCTGGTAAAAATCCAATCTCTCTGGTTGCAACCAGTGATCGAACAAGATATATCTTATCATATGGTGTTTTGTCACTCAATACATCTTGAATCGCATTATATAAACTAATGAATGTTTTACCTGTACCTGCACATCCAAACGCAACGATATGTTGTCCTCTATTATATGCATCGAATAATAATTTTTGATTGTCAGTTAGAGGTTCAATATTAACAAGATAATCAGAATTTACAGGTTTCTTTCTTTTCATCTGTTTTGATGTGTAACCAATCCCAATTGGTTCAGATCCTTTTTTTCTTCTTGCCATTACTGTTTTCTAACGTTAGCACCAGGTGTTTTTCCGACCTTACTTAATACCTCATTCCAACCAGGATGTTTCATACGAAGTTTATCTTTCCACTCTCCGACTTCACCGACACCTGGCATTGTTGAGGGATCTGAATAATCACGAGTCCAATCAGGATTATCTTCTCTCCACTGATCCCACTCAGTAATACTCATAATTACTTCTTTTTGTTCACCAGTTTTTGAATTGACTACAGGATAAGTTGCCATTTAATTATAAAGTTATGTGTACTATTTAGACCACTCTAGGGACTCTGATACAGTTGGAAACTGTTCGATAAAGATAGACTTGCAAGCATTTGCAATGTCCATATGTTCTTTCTGTGTTCCGTGTCCAGAACGGAGATCAATATAATGAACCCAAGAACGAACACTTCCAGACATATAAATGCGAGTTGGTGTTGCAAGTGGTAAAACAAATCTCGCACACTCTTTTGCAATACCTTCTCTTAGCAATTCATTATATAAATCCATACCTTCATTAAAATATTGTCTAATTCTCTCTTGTAAAAACTTAGTTTGCTTTTCTGGTATATCATCAATACTGTTCTGACGATTTTTTGTATCTTGTCTTCTTAATTCTGGCAATGGTATATTTGTATCTAATAAATTTGTGTCAGCGTATCTTTGACTAAACTCTTGAAATGTGAAAGAACGATGTCTTAAAATCTGTGCTGCAAGTCCTCTTGTAGTATTTATCTCAAGGGTCATAAATGCTTGCTCAAAAATTGACCAATGCTGATGTTTAATACAGTATCTTAATAGACCTGCATAGTTATCATTTCCCTGATTATTTGGATTACTGACACGAGCACAATATGCCATATGTTTTTCAGCATCAGGAGAGACACTTATAAGTGATACGTTCATTTAAATCCTTTTGTTGTATTTTCTTGAATAAGTGCTAATTCATTTCTAGCAACTTCAAGTTGTTCACGAATTAATTTATTTTGCTCCTCATCATACAGATAAGGTTGTTTAGATAGTCTTTCAAGCATTTTAACTAATCTTTTTGCTCTGCTAATCTGGGTACCCATCGTCATCCTCTAATATTTCATCATAATCTTGAGATATAGAAGGGGGTGGTATAACATAAGATTGTAGATCAGAATAAACCTCTGCCTTAATATCATCTACCAACAATTCTAAGTTACGAACCATCAGTTTCAATTTTTCTCTGTCCATAATATTATTGTTTCAATCACTATAGCATAAAAAAAGGAGGGATGCAACCCTCCTATATTTATTTTCCGTATAGGAACTGAACTTCAGCAGTTATGATTGTGAGAAAGATAGCAGATGCTACACATATCTCTAATGTTTCAATCACTTAAGACTTGTAAGTTCTTTTTCTTGTCTTACACCACGGTAAGTTAGATCGACCTTGTTAGTCTGCTTTGCTTTGTTCCTATCAGTGTCATATACGACACCACGGTATGTGACTTGTGCCATTTGGTTTCTCCTAAAGTAGTTGGACTTTTTAAATCCGTTCCTTCAGTCGGCTTTTGCGTCCTCTTGCGAGGATGAACGAACCCGTTCCGAGTCGGCTTACTTGCGTCTTATGTGCCATGCCT